TCTTCAAATTGATCTCTTTGTTCATCGGCAAGTTCATCTCTTTGTTCTTCACTTGCACTTGCACTTAACATACCTGGTACTTTACCTTTTGCTCTTCCGTATGTTGATGGTACAGGTCTGCCCAATACCATATCATCAGCAGTATATTGTGAGAGGTCATCATCTAGTTCATCTCTTGTTTGTAATGCTTGAGATGGAGTAGTAGTTGATTCTGATAAACTAGATTCAATATCTTGTCTTGCTAATCTGGCAATATCTTGTCCTTTTTTTCTTTCAGCTCTTCTTAATGCTTCTTCACCTGCTTCTTGTCGTTCTATTTTCTTTGTGATGGCAGTGCCTAAAATAGGTATACCACCTAAAGTTGTAGCAGCAAGTTTTAAAGGTTTAAATTGTTTAATAAAATCTCGTAACCCAAATTTAACTGCTGTAAAAGCATTCGCAAGAGGATAAACTTCAGCAAGTACAGGAGCAATAACATCGGAAATATATTTCTTTTCTTTATTATCAAATCTACCACTAGCGTCTAGTTCATTCAATAATGATTTGTACTTTTCCATTATATCTTTGAAACCAGTAAAGTCGGCGTCAGCAATTAAGTCTAAATCTGATTGAAAGTTTTGTACAACCGATACGGCTGCATTAGATATACCTTCTCTTTTAATAAACTCTTGTCCTAAACCTAATTCTTTTTGTATCTGTAAAGCATATGTTTGTGCTGCTTCAGATATAGCAATTTGTTCTTTATCTTGCTCTACTTTTTGTTTTTCTAGTAACTCCTGAAAGTCTGCCATTTATTATCCTACTTGATTACTAATTGATTTATCTTCTCTTTTAACTGGTGTTACAACAGGTTGTTGAACGATTGGTTGTGGTTGTGCTAATACTTTAGAGCCACTATTTGTATATAACCCAAACCAAGCCGCACCTGCACCAACTACGATTGATACAAGACCTGCTTGTTCCATAGAAGGTTTATCTAATGCCATAAACCAATGTACTACTTTGATGAGTATGTACATATAAGTTAATATGAATAGTCTTGGAAATATTCTCCAAGCGTCTATTGCTTTTGCTAAATCAATTATTTTTTGATAACTTTGTTTTTCCATTATCCACCTCTTTGCCTTTCTTTTAGACGTTGATTTTCGTCTTTAATATGCTGTATTAACATATCAATGTATATTTCCCTTTCCCACGGTAGCATATGTTCTAGTTCTGTTAATGAATATTTATGATGTTGCATTAACAGAAAGTTCACACGATAGTAATTTTCAAGGTTTTCGTGTGAAAGGGTAACTAAAAAAAATCTGAGGCACCATTAAAGACTAACGAAAACTTTTTACCTGATTTAGGATTTTCATACTCAATCTTATGTCTAATTTTAGGCATACGATCAACATAATCATAAAGCAATCTAAATTGTTTTTGCGTTAGGCTATTAACATACTCATCAAGTTCTTGTTCAGTAATGTTATTGCGATCATATACATCATCACCTTTATAGATGGATTGAATTGACTCTTTTAAAATATTAATAGAGTTTTCTGTATTTGATTTGCCAGACTTAAATGATTTAATTGTAGGATAAGACATAATAACACCATAACCTTTTTCAAATTCAATGTTATTATTATTGTCTTTTGTTTTTTCAACTTTTACATCTTCTAAATTTAAATCATACTCTACAACTTGTTTTTCATCATCTGGACATTTCAATCGCAATTTAATTACCTCACCAACTGATTTTGCTCTTATTCGTAAATACAAATATTCAAAATCAAATATTGGCAGTTTAGTTACATCAACACGGTCATAAACACACGCTTGTACGGTGTCTATAACGGCCTGTTGTATCTCCTTTTCATCATCACTTTCCATAGCCATTAACATAATCTTTTCTTCTTTTACAAGAAAAGGTCTAAATGTTATTTTCTGGCCATTTGATGGAAGTTGACAATTATATTTTGGAACTTCATTTATTGGTAATGCCATAATATTTCACTCCTTATTATTATTATATTATATATTAGAAAAATGGTGGAAATACTCTTCCTCCAAATATTCTTCCCAATGGGAATCTTGTTTTAATTTGATTAATTACATCTCTACCAGCACGTTGTATTTCAGGTGGTAACTTACCTAGTATACCGCCAAAGATACCCATATATCTAGGATCTTTTATTACACCTGTGCCGTTGATATCACCTTCGTAATTTGTATCTTCTAATGTTCTTAAATTTACATTTGAAGTCCAATATCTGTAATTAAAGGTAATAGATTGTCTAGCAAAAGTATTGCTTGCATTGTAATTTAAATCTACTGGTGCAAGTGTTTTAGGATATGCACCGCTTAATTCTACATAATATCCTGCAAGTGTTAATGTTGCAAGTGCTCCTGTTTGCATACCTTCTTTGCCAGGCAATTTAGTATTGGTTGATTCATTTTTATTTTCGTGTAATGGGAATATATAAATCTTACTTACATATTCATCATAAAAACTCATATTAAAAGTTCTTTGATTGACAATCATATTTTGCCAAGCTTCAAATACAGCACGTTCAGTTAATTCAGAGTCTAACATAAACGATAATGTCATCGCTGAATACTCCATACCACGAGCAATATGTCTTACTGGTCCATAAAATGAATTTGCTTCTGTATCAACAATGGTACGATCTGGCAATTGAGCAGCATCGCAAAAGAAATATAATCTATCTTTTACATTGTCTTGTAAAGAGTTCATAAAATTTAAATCAGTTAGATATTCTGAAAACTCCATACCTTGGAATGTTTCTGTTTGTGATAACCCTTTAGGAAATTCTACTATGACTAAAAACTTTGCAGGTCGATACAGACCTTCAGCACCTGCAACCATAGACCTAAATCTGTTTATGGTAGTATTAGGATTAGTCTTTTGTTCATTTAATCTTTTTCTTGCGGCCTGTGGATCAAAACCTTTATCTCTAGGTAGGCCTAGTCTAATATCAAATGGACCTGGTATAGGTAATCGTTGTCTAATTATTGCCATTAAATGAACCTTCTACTGTTTGCATAAACGACTGCCTCACTTGCCTTTTTAAATCGTTGTACAGGTAAGTATATTGCAATTGCAGCCTCATCCATATTTATTCTTAAAAACCCAGTTTGCATATGACTATACAGATATTTCTTTATCGTTGGTTTTACTATTTTAATTCCTTTTACATCATCATAAGTTACATCAAATTTTGTCTTACTATCAAACTTTGTGTCATCAGCAAATACTTGCATACGTTCTAATAAGGTAAATCGTAATGCAGGTGGCAAATAATGAAAGTTCATACCCATAAACCCACCTGGTGTTGGCTCTAATGGCAGTACTAATGGAAATATATCGTAATAAGGTAAAGTTTTTCTTAATTTAGGATTGTAACCAAATAGATTTAGTCGACCTACACTAGGACGACCTGTTAATTTACCTTGTCTAAACAGTTGAGCAGCTGTAGTGCCACTTGCAATGTTATTTACTTGCGTTCTATACCAAGTAGCAGACCTGTCTGTATTACCTTTGTTTAACTTGATTTTATCAAATACACTTGCCATATCATATATTTATGACAATTTAAAAGGTCTTTAGATGATCTTCGGTAAGTATTTTAAATGACATATTATGTTTTTTACACCAAGCAAATGCTGTTGCCCACTTACGTCTATTTGTTTCGTAAGTTAATAATGCCCTTTTGTAATATGCTGATTTTATTTTTCCAGGTTGTGGTTTTTTTGTCTGATATTTTGGTTTTATTTCTACTAAAAACTTTTTATAAGTTTTATTAGGCTGTATAACTTTCATATAGAAATCAGGAAAATATCTGTGTGGTCTATCATCTACACCTCTATAATAAATTGATAATTCTTCACTACCCCATTCAATAACTTCTTTTGTTCTATCACAATAATTCATAAAACGTTTTTCCCAAGAGGAACGATAGATTATGTTGTTTACGTTACCTTTATACTTTTGAGGGTTCAAGGGCTTAAACAAGCCCTTGTACGCTCTTCTATCAATATTAGGTATTCTTTTAATCTTCATCACTTATAAATTGTTTTGATAATGTTTCCTCATTATATAAATCAGTAAATGTTTTACCATTCGCTAATGGTCCTTTATCAAACAATATCATTTTATCTAAAGGATAGTCCTCTTGCATAGCACCTGAAGCTGGTAGACAACCATATAAGACTAATTGTTTTTTATTAACAATTTCTAAATCTTCTCCTGTAACTCTAGCTTTTAATTTTTTAGTATAATTTTCCCATTCAGTTCTACCATTATCAATAATCAATCTAAAACTTTCAGCTACATCTGAAGAAGATATTTCACCAGGATGTAAAACAACTCTTAACTGTTTAAAATGAGGAATGGTAGAAGCTAAAAAGTCTGCTCTGTAAACAGCGTCTTTATATGACTTTGATAAAGTATTAGCAGAACACACATAATAAAAAATACCATTACCTTGTTTATGACCATCTGGCCTATAATCATCAACATACTTATATTTTTCCATCCATAATTTTGCTGATTTGTCATCATAACTTATTCTAGTTTCATAAGCGCCTTTGTTTACTTTTGATAAAACTCGTCTTGCAATTTTATTATAAGTTGATTCTTTAAAACTATCACCACCACTTGCCTGTGCCTCATCTACTAATAGAGCAAAGTCTTTGTGTTCTTTACCTGATAAAGTCAAAAGATTTTCATTTATATCATCAACTAACTGTTTTTCAATATCATCAGCTTCTATGTCAGCTTTTGGTTTAGTTTTCCAATTAAGTCTATTACCTAAATGTCTTGCTACAGATTGATTAGCAACTTCAAATATATCAACTTGTATATTTTTATAACCTAGTTCTTTCATTGAACCCCATTTACCTCTACCGTCTGCAGGCATTAGTCTACCTTGTTTATCCCTATAAAAAGCAGGTCTAGGTTCTCTTAAATCATAACCATTTTTTTTAATATCTTCTTTTACTTCAGCTATTTTTTTATTTTTAGCTGCTCTTACTTTTTGAACAGAAT